ACGTTTCCGAATACGAAAGCATCAGGACGAAGCAAGGCCAAAGCCACACGGGCTTCAACTTTCCAAGTAACTGCATTCTGCACAAAGTTACTTGCATGCTCGGTTGAGCTTTCGATAGTCATGCCATCAGCTTGAATGATTGCGGCACGGCTCCAATCGCCAACCAACACTTTGCCTGCTGCTACGTTGTTGCTCACAATCACCGGAATGCCTGCAAAGCTAATGTCACCCATTGGGGTAATTGCTACGCTTCCAGGTGTGCCGTAGTCTGCTGGTTTGGTTTTCAGCAACGCTGACCAACCAGCAGGGTTTACAACGATACCGTCCGCATAGTAATCGGCAGCCATTAAGTTAGCAACATAGTCGATAATCTTTTCGGCGGTGTTAGCACCAGTTGAAGTGCTTGAACCTGTTGCACCGGCCGACAAAGTACCGAAGAATGATGCTGATTCTGTACGCATGTAATCTTCTTGCAACTCATTCGCTACGAATGACTGCAAGAAAGGCAAATCCTGAAGCATCTGCTTGGCTACGGTGGTGTAACCTGCCAAGTAGTCAACATTGATATTTACCTGAGTCAAATCATAATCTACCTGATCTTTATTTGCTCCGTGAACAGTTTGGAATCCTACTGAACCCTCACCCACTGGGGTATTTTGGCGGTAGAAGCTAAATAAACCAGTTGCACTATTGAACACGCTCACCAAGTCACGGAAGTGAGTGCGGCGGCGGCCTCTAATCGCTGGCGAAAGGCCATAAGTCAATTGAACCGCTCCGGTCAAGTTGGCGGCTGCTGTCATGGTGCCTACTGCCTTGCTTTCCCAACTAGTGCGACGGCCAGTCTTAATTTGGTCGAAATGCTCCGTAATACCCTTGCTGATAATCTCAGTAGTGGTTTGCGCTTTCTCCTGAGCCTCAAATGCACGGCCTGCCTTAGCGATCAGCTCCGCTTGTGCGTTCTTGATTTCCTCAAGGGTTGCACCCTTCTTGGCTAAATCTTCCTGAACTTGCAAAAGATTACCCTTCATTGTTTCAGTTTCTTGGGCGAATTTCGCCTGCAAGTCGGCTTTGTACTGCTCTTGAGCCGCCTTGATTTCTGTTACTAATTGTGCTACTTCCATCGTAATGGTTTTTAGATAATTAATGATAAAATACTTGCAGCATCTAACTTCAATTCCAGTTTTTGCGGCTCAGGTGCTTTGGCGGCCCAAGTGCTTTTAATTTCTTGAATTTCGGTTTCTATCTGCTTTATCTCTAGGGCTAACAAACTCATTTGTTCAGCCGTTAGATTTCCCTTCGTGATTGCCTTATAAACGGCATTCAATCTACTTTCAACGCTTTCACCCTTTGGCGGTACAACCCCCTGACTTTTCCATAACTCCATCAGCTGGGTTTCAGGATTGGCACCCCAAAGCACTGCACTACCTTCATACAGTTTAACTTCTGTGATAATGCGGTGACCTGCTGCTGACTTGGTGCTGTTCACCACGCTAAAGCCTACGGAATGTTGTTGTAAATCAAGTGACTCATACAACGGCCACACGGTATCCCATTGCCTTGAATCATATTTGTAAGAAACGCCATACACCAAATCCCCCTCAACACCCATTTCCTTGAACTTGCCAAGCGCATGGTCAATTCTTGGGGTGTGGTCGATCAGGTGCCAAATGTCATTGGCTCCCTGCGGCCCTCTTTCCTTCAATGTCTTATTGAATGCACCCTTTTCGAATACATCGTTATCAAGGTCTATATTCCCAATCTTGGCAATTGCCACCTTAACTTGCCGCCCGCTGTTATCAACGTCTAACAGGCTGTTATCTAGGTTCTTGCTTTCAATCTTTGCCATGTTTCAAAATTAAGTTGCTTTTATTTGTCTTTTTAGGGTTACAAAACCTCCACAATCATAGTGAACTGAGTGACCGTTACGGCTGACGTGTTGGTCTTATTCGTAACAAACAACTCAAAAAAGCCATTCTGTTGCACGTTCGTGATGAATGCCGTGCTTATCACCTCCGCTCGTCCGCTTCCATCCGTTGTTGAATCGAAAGTACTATCCACTTGTAAAGTGCCGTTGAATGCCACGCCAATGGAAACCACGGGGTTGCCCCCGCCTGCTTGGGTAAGGGATGCAATCACCGTAACCTTTTGCAGCCCTGCTTGAAGGCCGTTGTACACTAGTCTGTTGTTAGGTGTGTGGGTGTACCTGTTCAATGTACCGCCTGCGGTTGTTCCTAGTGCCTTTGTATAGGTTCCTGCTGTTCCGATCGTTGTAGCCGTTGTATTGCCTGCCATTCGCATGGTACCGACTGAAGGATTATTGCTCACTGGCCCCGTGCATTCCTGAATCTTCACCTTATCGGGTGTATTTATTCCCGTAATTGATGCAGTACCACTGAAAGCGCAATTGCTGAATAATATGGATTCATTGGGTACGGTGGTGCCTGATATGAAGTTGAACACCGAATTTTCAACAAGTACAAAGCTGTTCCTGATTCTTGTATTGATTACACTTCCGCTTCTTGTTACTATTGCCGTGGCTGACCCATACCCGCAATTCGTGCAGGCTATCGAATTCGCCGCCCCGCCTATATCCACGCCAATACCCGTGCCGGTGGTCTGCACGGTATCCAATAGCATCACGCCCATTGTGCTGCCGCTCGGTAACTCTATGCCCTTCGCTGTTGCTGCTGTTGTAATAAATGCCACCTGATAGCACAATAAGTTAACGTCGACACTCGTACCCAAGCACCTTGCACCCACTTGGTTGGCTCCAATGTTGAAAGCCATTTCCGTTAATTGGGTTGAACTTGTAAATGTCACAATTGCACCCGTTAAGCCTGTGCTACTCAATACCGACCGATTCAAGCCCAATCCCTCCAAACTACTGGAAGCAGCCATCACTATTCTGTCACCCGTTAAATTCACTGGCAGCGTCAATATGTATGTGGTATTTGCTACTAGGGTAATCACACCGCCCACCGCTGCCGGAAAGTCGGCCTTTGAACTCACATACTTTATCTGGGTAGGCAGCCCCGCCCCTTTGAATAAGTTAGCCCTGCTGATTCGTGCAGGTGAACCGCTTGGGGTATTAAATGCAAAGAAATCGGCATCAGCCGCATTGCTTGCCTCGGGAAGTCTGAATATGTTTTTACGTAGCATTGATTAAGTTTAAGCGTCTGTTGTATAATTCTCGAATACTCGGTTGGCCTGGCCTTACGATTGCCCTGCCGTTGGCATCCCTTCTTAAATCGCTCGCTAAACTGCAACGGCAATTTACCACCTCCGCCGCTGGGCCATCGGGGTCGCCCGGAAACTTTAGTCCATTGCTGAATACACCGCCTTCGCCTGCCTGCTCCCCTCGCATTGCCCAATGGTTGGGCCTGTCAATTTTTGGCTTTGCAAATCCACGGGTTCTTTCATCCGTTGCACTCACCCAAATGTTCACCAACTCGTACCGGCTTTTATCGTTTAGCTTCAACTTTCCCGCATTGGTTACTTTGGTTAACTCAGTCCTTGCAATTCTCAACGCCCTCCACATGGCAAAACTGTAATTTTCACCGCTCATTATCTTGGCCGCTGTTTCCCTTATCGTTAGCCCTTCTGTTTTGGCTGATAATAGCAAGTTTCTTATTACTTCCTTTGTGTACTCGTTGATTTGCGTCACCCTCGTGGCTCCTGTCAATTGTAGGTATGTGATAACCTCCGCCAATAGCTCCGCTGGTATCTCAAAGAATGCTTTTAGGCTTCTTTCTGCCTCCGCCTCCAATCTTAACAAGTGCCGGAAATATGGCGGCAATACTTTCTTTACCCCATCAATCCGCATGCGTTGAATTGTTGGTCGTATATCCTCCTGGTTTACGATCATATCCAACCCCAACAGTGCAGCATCAGGCCCTTGGGCTAAAATAACATCATAAACCTTTTTGCTTTGCCTTTTGAGTGCTGCACGAAGTTCACGGGTGTACCTGCGCTCGACCGCTATCCGCAACCGTTCATTTGAACGCCAATAATTTGTCATTTCCTGACTTGTCATAGATTGCCATCGTTTAACGGCTCGGAACTATCGCCCAAATCAAGCCCCGCATCGTCAATGGGAATAACCCCGCTCGGAATGTAGGCGGTTGCATACGGTCCGCCCTTTTCCTCATAGCCTGCCGCTAATCTCTTTTCATCATAGGTTAAGAATGGCATGTTGTTCAGGGTTGCGCTCAGTTTCTCAAGGTCCGCCTGCATCTCAGGCAAGTGGTCGAAACTAACGTCCAGGCTATACCCCTCTTTGTGGAACAAAGGCAACAAATCTCTATTCAATTCGTCACGCAATGCCGCCATTATCGGGGCCGCTACGTTCGTAATCAGTGCCTTTTGTGCCTGCTCTTTGTTGGCATAGGTGCTGCCCACGCTGCTGAACAGTACGGGGTCAACTCCGAAAACGCTGTAAATCATTTCGCTAGTCATCCCTAACCCCTCCATCAGTGCCATGTCCTCACTTTTGGCGGCTAGGTTAATGTACCCCAACCGTGCACCCATGAAGGCCACCCGGTTACCGTTTCTGCCTCCGTTTACTTGGTCATTAATCACCTTGCGGTATTCCTCAACCTGCTCACTGGTTAGTGGCCCCGTGGTTGCATCTGCATCATCATACAGTACACCCTTACTGCCGTTATTCTTGAAGTTTGAGCCTAATGTTATGCGGCCTTCTTTTGAGGTTATCAACTCAATCAATGCCGCCCGTAATGGTGGCAACCCGTACAAATGGCTGCCATCCGTTTCAAATAGTGGGTTCGGCTGGCTCCAATACACTACACTTTCTTTTGGCAGCTTGAAACCTGGTAATGATTCTATCTGAAAGCCTGAAATAGTAAACAAGTCCTTTGTGCTAATGGTCAAATCCTTAACGGGCAACGGCCACAGTTCAACGGGCTTTTTTACTGATTCCAATCCTCCGTTATTCTTCCATACTGCACCCGCCCCGCCTACTAGGTAATTGATAACAAGCAACTTCATAAAGCTATCCTGCCCCATTGCTGCATTGGGCTTGTGCATCAACTTCAACAAATCGCTATCTACCTGCTCCAATGCCTGCGCTTTCAATATCATCATCCTTTGCAGGCTTGCAGTGGTAGCCCCGTTCATGGCCTTATATTGGCGGTGCTTGGCTTCACTTTTCACCCTGTTCACGCTCCATATCCCCTGACTACATTTATCAGCTATCAAACTCACTACACTGTAAACAGTCGGATTGCTTGCAAATGAATCATACAACTGGTTTAAATTCTGATAGTTTCCAGTAATCCTTTCAAAGTTCTGAAAGGTCCCGTATCTCGGCCCCATCGCTTGGCCTATTTTCCTCCGTAATATGTCAAAAATTGCCATGCTTCAAAGTTAGATATTCAAATTAAATGAATAAGATATTGCGGGTGGGCTTGCTTATGTGTGTAAATGCCGCATACCTTGCCGCATCTAATGCGTGATCGGATTCCTTCACCGGCTCCTCCATTATCTCGTCATTCTTATTCTTTTTCCACTTGTAGGACTGCAATTCAGCTATAAGGTTCTTGCTGTTGGCGGTCACATACATGGCCTTGCTTTTCATGAATAAAATACCCGCATACACATCCTTGGCCGCTGGTTTGGCATTCACTCCCATCCTGAACAACTCCTCTATACTCTTTGGCTCCGCTGCATCGCAATAAATCGGGGTGCCTCTTGGTATGTTTAACGATTTCAATCGGTCGGCTAGGTCGTTGGTGGTTAGTTTGGTTTGGTAGATTATCTCCTCCATGTATATCTCCCCATCATAGTGTACCAACTTCACCAATGCACTCGGGTTGTTGTACCCAAAATCAAGGCCGAATATCACATCTCCCCCCTCTGGCAACTTGTCCACTACTTTGTAATTAGTGTATATCAATTCAGCACTGGCACCCCGTTGTCCTAGTCCGTACACTTTCCACATGAATTGGTCGGGTAAATCCTTGTAGCTTTCTATGTAGTCAATTTGCGCTTGGCTTAGGTTGTGGATATTGTCAAGGTAGGTGCTGTGGATTGTTTTATTCTTTGGGTTATCGCTAACGGGGTAAACCCAACTAACAAAATCGGCCGGGTTGTAATCAATTAGAATTTGGCCCCTTGTCCGCATGGCTAACTGGTCAAATATCTCTTTCTGTACTAAATTGGCTTCATTCACAAACAAAATATCACGGCCCGGACCTCTTGCCCTTCCCGGGTCCTCAATACCAAAGAATTCTATGTAACTGCCATTTTCAAACGTGTAAACAAAATCCGTTGCCCTCCAATCATCATCATTAAATAAATTCAAATTGGTCATTATCTCCTTAAAATCCCTGAAGGCCCCCCGCTTGATATGGGGTAAGCTGTGGCTTACTATGCTAATTCTGATATTGGGCCGCTGAAGAGATACCCCAATCAATAGCTGAATTATGCTATACGTTTTTCCGCTACGACTGCCGCCAGCATTGGAAATAACCGCATATTTGCCGGAATTAAATGCCGCTAGGTTCTTCTGAAATACTGGCGTTGTCTTGACTATCTTCAGTATATCGCTCATCAAGTTTGAAAAGTATTGGTACTATTTGATTGCCTGAATGCTCAATCTTTTCTGTTGGCTTGCCCATTGCATGCTCAAAGACAAACATAGTTAATCGGGGTTCACCTGTTTCCAAAAGGTATTGCATGCCATCCTCCAAGCTACCAAACTTTTTGATAATTGCCCCGATTGCTATGCCCCTTGTGCCAATCTCTTCTGATATTTTTTTTCTTCCTGAATTGGCGTTGCCTGCCATTTTTGTTTTTTTATAAATCCAAAATTAAACAAAAAAACCCGCTATGAAAATAGCAGGTCAAACACTAAAGCTCCAAATGAAAACGAAAAAGTTAGTTCAGGCGGTCAATCTTGAAAATCTTATCGGTTAAATTCCTGATTGTTCCAAGGAACTCGCTGGCTTCTGCACGGGTTTTGAAGGTCTTTGCTTCTGATTCCTCTAGGCTGTACCCCGTTATCAAGTGCCGGCTGCCTTGGGCCTCCGCTTTGCTGATATAGATTTTTTTGCGGGTTGGTAGTATGGTGTATATTCCGTACATGGTCAATTAATTGAAGGGATTAAAGTTAGGCGCATCTTGCTGGCTTTGTTAATGTACTGCTCACGCATCTCGCTTAACAATAGATTTTTGTCACTTTCAAAGCCCTCTAGTACCGGCAAATGTTGGAAGGCTTCGACCATGTTTTGCACGTGTGCCATTTCTTGGCTGTTTTCAGCCCGATTAAGGCGGTAGGAAAAATTTTGGAAGTACTTAGCCAACACATCCATTTGCCTGCGTTTTTGGCTCACTTCTGTTGATTCTGCGAAGGCTGTGGCTGCACTGCCTGCAAGAATGAAGAAAAAAGTTAAAATCAGTAAAGGTTCCATGTGGTTTTAGTTTTGAGGTTTTGCAAAGTATGCTAGTATCCCGCCGCCCACGCAAATGAAGCTAAGGATTATGAAGATTGATTGGTTAACAATATCCCATTCAGCCCAATGGTTGAACTCAATACAAAAAAGCATGAAGTAATTGAACGCCTCCAAAATTAAGAAGGCAATGATTGCTCGGATCATAATATTTGTGGTTTTTGATTCGCAAAATACTCAATCATCAAAGCGTTAAGCTTCGCCATGTATAGGTCCTCTCCATCCTGTGACCATGCCACCACTCCGGCAAGCAAGGCCCAATGTTCGGGGCGGACTTTGAAAGCGTTACAAAGCAATTCATTTGATGCGTGGTACGCTTTCTCCATGTTTTCGGGGTCAAGGTCAAATAGTTCTGTTGCTGCTCCGTCAATCAACTTGGCTAATTCCTTCCGCATACCGCTGTTGTGCATCTTCAATTGGTTACGGTTAAAGTCTACCCTTGCTAGGTTGGTTAACAGTTCATCCATGACCATTGCAACCGTTGTGAGGTTCAAGCAAAGTACCGCCTCCTTATCTGTCATTCTTGATATTTGTGGTTTTGGTTGATTCGCAAAAAAACAGACTGCGAACATATCTCTCATTCTTTCCGTGAACTACCCGCCCACGCCAAAGGCGGTGGGTTGGGCTTCAAGGGTCGCAGACTCACCTAATGGTAACGCCTCACCTTGTTTTTGTTTTGTGTCCGACTGCATCCCACAACCAGACAATATGTTTATACCTTGCTTTAATATATTTTTTGCTGCATTTACATCTCTATCATGATCTTCGCCACAAGATTCACAAGTCCATTCTCTAATGGAAAGTGTTAAGTCTTGTTTTATCCACCCACAACTTGAACAAGTCTTGCTGCTGGGAAAGAATCTATCAATTTTAACAAATTGCCTATCGTTCCAGTTGGCTTTATATTCAAGCATAGTGTAAAATGTACCTAACGAAGCATCACTCATTGCTTGTGCTAAACAATGATTTTTCATTATATTCTTTACTGCTAAATCCTCAACTGATACTACATCGTGGTTTTTGATGATTTCAGTTGATACTTTGTGCAAGTAATCTTTTCTAATGTTCGCGATTTGTTCGTGTACTAAAGCAAGTTTTCTTCTCTGTTTATTTCTTGACTGACTTCCTTTTTGTTTTTTAGAAAGTTGTCTTTGCTCGTATTTAAGTTTCTTTAACTTGGTTTTAAGTGGTTTTATATTTTCATAACTACTACCATCTGAAAGTATTGCAAGTTCTTTGATACCAGTATCTATTCCAACTGACTTATCTGTTTTTTCAAATGGCTTATACTCAATCTCGCAAGTGATAGACACGTAGTATTTGCCAGTTGTTGATTTAGTTATGGTGGCAAATAAAGGCCCACCTTCCATTTGTCTATGAAGATTCAACTTAATTCCTTCCTTGAATTTAGGAATTACCAATTTACCATCTTCAACTAATACGTGTTGTGGTAGTTTAAAACTCTGTCTTTCGTGCTTTGATTTGAATCTTGGAAACTTATTCTGTTTATTGAAGAAGTTCTTATAGGCAATATCTAAGTTTCTAATAGACGCTTGTAACGATTGGCTATTTACTTCTTTTAGCCAAGCAAACTCATCATCTTTTTTTAATTCAGTTAGATTTCTTGCATTATCATAATAGTTAAGTGAAGTCTTTTCGTTTAGGTATTTCTCTTTTCTTTCACTTAAAAATCTGTTAAACACAAATCTACAAGCCCCAAAGTGTTTACTCAACAAAGATTCTTGTTCCTTTGTCGGGTAAATTCTAAAGCGATATGATTTGTGTATTAAATTCATTCTAATAGTCTAAACTTTTGTAAAGGTACAATTGTTTTTACAATTCCGCAAGTATTTTGTAAAACATCTCAACAAATCGGTCTAAACATTATTTTTTCCATAAAGTCTGTTGATTAGGTTATTTACTTTCTCCTGTGCTTCACTCTTTCTGCTGGCTGGAACTCTAACCGCTATCAGTGTAGAAGGTTCGTTAAACTTCGAAGGCCTCCCTTTGTCTTTTTTCTGTTTGCTTTTCATTTAACGAAAATAAACATATTTCTGTAAAACAAAAACTTTTTTTGCCCTTTTTTCAGTTTTACTAAGTTTTACTAAGTTTTACCGTCAGTTTTACCGCGTCCCTATTGAGTTTGACTAGTTTTACTGACTTTTACTAATGTATAGAAAAAAAAAAATAGAAATAAGAAAAAAGAAAAAAATATAATAAAGTATAGGGAAAAATCGGTAAAACTAGTCAAACTCAATAGGCATGGGCTTTTACGCTCGTCAAACATCGGTAAAACTACCCCCTAATTTTAGTAAAACTGACCCAAAAACGGCCATTTTCACCCAAAAAAACGCCTGAAGGGTAAAAACGCCACAAAAAAAAGCATAAAAAAAAGGGCAAAAAGCCCCTTTTTTCATCAAAAAACACCCTTTTTTGCCCTAAAAAATCAACTCAATTGCGTTGCGTTTTGCCTTGTT